GTACTGGATTAACGCTCAACAGCACCAACAAACTGACCTTTGGTGATGTTGCATCGTTTGTGCAGCAGTCGGCAGATGGAACATTACGCATAGATGGCGAGGCGATAATTGACCTCAATGCTTCTACGCGAGTGGATGTATCAGTCGATCTAAAAGTAGGTGGTGATATTGATTTAGAGGGTGATATGGACATAAATGGCACCCTTGAAACCGATGCTCTGACTATCAACGGCACGGCAATTCTCGCCAACGATGGCAATAACCGCGTTACAACGGCTACGGGTAGCGGGACGTTCAATGGCGAGGCTGAATTAACCTTTGACGGCACTGATCTTGCAATCGGCAATGCCGCACCATCTTCGTATATACAGAGCGTCCACGGCTTAGTCATAGGCGATACGGGTGATGCTACCAGTGAGATCGTCCTCGCTACCAGCACCAGTGGCACAAGCGCGTTGAACTTCACCGATCAGACATTCTCATCGGTGAATCTTGGTTATCTCCGCTGGCATAATGCATCAACCAACCACATGGAACTTGGTGTTCAACAGGGAACTCACACATTCTTTATGCCTGGCCCCTATGCGGTAATGGGCGGAACTACGCAGACCAACGCCTTTATGGGCATCGGCTGGACAATTAACCAGACCAGCTATGACACCGAAATTATATCGCTAAAGTCGAGCACAGATGTCGCGCATCTTATGACAGATTTGGCAGAGGCCGATACTTATGGTACGCTAAAAAAGGCTGGGGCAACAACTGGTGGCGTAGCACTCTGGGGTTTCACATCAGCGGCTCATGGGGCTATATCGCTCGTTGCTAATGCTACCGCCCCCAATACTGCCAAGACTGCCGCCGCCCGTAGCAACCTTGAAATTACCGCGCAAGCACGCGATGGTTCTGCGATACGCGCATTAGCTTCAGATGAGAATATATTGACACTGCAAGTAGGTGGTTCAAGTTCGACTCGTTTTATTTTTGATGGTGACGGCGATGCCTATGCTGAAGTGCAATGGACTACATTCGATGACCACGATGATGTGGCGATGTTGCACGACCTCGAAGCGGCGATGGTGCCTGATATGTTCGGCAAGGCGATGAAATATGACGCACCGTATTTGCAGAAACTTGGCATTATTGGAGAGGACTCGTTGCGTGAAGTAGACGGCAAGACGCGAGGTATGATCTGCACAACCAGATTGCAGATGCTACATCATGGTGCAATAAGACAGGTGCATCAGCAGTTGCAAGATGTTAAAGGTTTTTATGAAGATAAAATCGCTGCATTAGAATCGCGGCTTATGAGACTGGAGAATTAAAATGGCAGTACAAGGAACGATAGTGACGATGGGCGGCTTGACCGCGACTAATGCGTATCTGCGAATAGGCGATTTGACAGTCAAAAAAATTGTCGGCGGCGATGATAACAACAAATGGCAGATGGTGTATGGGGTGCATTGCTATGTCAACGCCTCTGCGCGTAACAGCGACCCGGGAACGCGGTTGGTCGCACCCTCTGTAGATCGGTTCAAAATCGTTACTGATGACGAGCCGAGTGATCCGTTTGCGGCGGCTTATTCGGATCTCAAGACGCAGTCTACTGTAGCGGATGCGAGTGATCTGGTGTAATGGAGGCTGAGGCCGCTGAGGAGGCTTTACGCAATTTCGGGGAGCAGTCGGGGCTGGCAGTATTGGTCGAGCAATACGTCTGGTATTTTGTAATAGCATTCGCTCTACTGTTTGTCCGAGACAGCGTAACGAATGCGCTGGCTGGCATTGCGATGTTCCTTGGTTCGGACTACAATGAAGATATGGTATGCTGGGTCCATACTAATGGTACCAGAAGACCTGCGCGGATCACTAAAACTACACTATTTTCCACCTCGTTTTACCTGTACGAGGTGGAGAAGGGTCAGATCCGAGGGGGCACATTGCTGACCGTGCCTAATTCAGAGCTTGCATCGCTTAGAATCGAGCGCCCACTGGACAGCCTGAAGCTACCGGAAGAGTGAACAATGGCACCAAGACCACCGCGAGATCCGCATAAAGTTGGGTCGTTCAGTGAACTGCGCAGCCACTACCTGGAGTTGTGGGAGGAGCTTGACGAGTGTCGGCGCATGAAGGGCGCGACCAACGCAGTGCTTCGTGACCGCACAGGCGAGGCGCGGGGCACAAAAGCAGAGCTTGCTAAGGCGAAGCGCGAGTTGACCGTGACGCTTACCAAGACACAGAAAATAAAAGATGAAAACACCTCATCTGCGAAGTATGCGGCAGGGGCTGGCACGGTCATGGTTATCGTCTACGAGTTTGTCAAGACCGTGCCTGGCGGCTGGGGTCATTACGAAGACTTCTTCAACCATGAGATCGTCTACTCAACGATACAGGTAATGTTGGGCATCCTTTTGGCATGGGCGGTGCGCCCATTGCGGTAGTGTCGCATTGCGAGATAGGGTTTATTGTGCTGCTGGCGATTATCTCACTTTGCGGGATCGGGATTGTAATGCTCACGATGCTTCACCAATCAAACACGGCAGCGAAACGTGGGCGCAACAGACGCGCCAAATAAACGGTGATCGAACGTCCCTGAGACAGACTCCCATTAGGCAAGGAGTGAACATGGTGGGCACAGTAGAATCGAAGATTGCAGACCTGCGCAAGAATCAACAGGATACGTTATCGCGTATTCAGCAGGCACAAGCGACAATGCAGGAACTCACCGCATTGGCGCAGCGGCAACAGGGCGCACTGATGGTCCTGGAGGAGTTATCAACCGATAGCTCTGACGATGAGGATGACACCATCGCAGTACTAGACACTAATTCGGAGGAGTAGCATGGAGTTTATCAAGAGTCTCGCGTCACGCAAATTGGGCGTAACCGCAGTCGCAGCTGCCGCAGCTGGCACAGGCGTAGTAGAGCTTACCTGGCCGATGGCAATGGTGGCTGCAGCCTACGTACTGGGGCAGGCATACGTGGACGCAAGGGGATAGCATTTCTGTTTCCAGGGGGGGGGCAGATTTGCAACCAGCACAGGGTGGGCATAGCGCCTGCCCTGTGCTTTAAAACCCGAAATCGACTTCTTTCTTGAAGTATTCGCAGGTTTCACGGGGATCATTCTCCAAGCGGAAGAAATAGGTAATCGCTTTGCCTTTGCCGAAGGAGTAGATCGTCACGCCTTCCTTCATGTACTGGCCTACCAGCCTGGCATTTTTAATACACAGATCCAGGTCCTCACTGATCCGCTTGCCTTCCAGCGGATCGACCTTCACCCCATTGCTTTTGCTGAAACGCCGCTGCTTCGCCAAGCGACCCAGCTTCTTTACAGCTTTTCGATTAGCCATGCTCTGATCTCCTTTATGTGCTTGCAGCGGTAGTTTAACCGCGCCTTGGATCGGTATTGATACCCTTTGCATGTACAGCTCCAGCGGTCTTCGCCCACTTCAATGGTGGGGTATCGGGCCACAATGTAGGTAGTCCCATCTCGCCCGATGCGCTGCCATAGATGCTGCAGGTGCAGATTCGCTAACGTGGTTTCCACACAATCACTGGCGTGTCGGGTCCCACATAGCTGCCCATTGTGTTCACTTCCAACCATTCGATGGCATCCTCGTATGACCAGTGGTTGATGCGCTGGAATACATCGATCAGCTTGTCGTAATCGTAAGCTGGCACCGACAGCCCGATGCGCAGGGCAATGCCAATAAGCGCCTCATCCAATTCTGGCGGCTCGAAAAACAGCACCTCATTCTCTTTGGTGTGTTCGGCCAAATGTTCAACGATCCTCTCTCGCAACGAATCCATGATGGAACCAATCGTATCGGATGGGTGGGAGAGGTTTCAGGTTCGGGACAGGGATTTTTAACGCACCTTTTAAATGACCCTCTGCAACAGGGGTATCAGGCAGGTCAGCAGATGCAGCCCAGCCTGTGATGTAGATTGTGGGCGGTGTATCAACCCACGTTTTGGGATCTTCATTCGCGTGATGGATCAGGCAATGGATGTAGACCCAATCGTCCTGCACCTCTTCGGGACGCATCAGCAAGTTGTAGTTGGCAGGGTCTTTCGAATACCGCATAAAACTGCCCTTCACATCGATATTGGCACATCCTAAGTCATACCCGCCATCTGGGACATTCGGGTCCAAATTCCGAAAGAACCGTGTCGTAAAGTACCTGGACGCATCCCCGTGCAGGTAGGTGCTGACCGCACACATCGCTACCTGTCCAGTAGCCTGGTCCACCCCCATGCGTTGTCGGCGCAGGGGGGTAGCATGGATCTGGGAGTTCATGCCCCCGATGCCCTGACCACAGTTCAGCTGCGCATGGTAGAGCGCACCCCTCAGCTGGTCCTGGCTTAGTTTTACACTAATCATTGTGCCTCGTATTTAATCAAGCGGGGTGGACAGTACTCCCCAATACCGCCCACCCCAGGCGTAGCGTAATAGCGCAGTCTCCCCACTGCCACTATCTCGACACACTACGCCTAATATCGCTTAGCCCTGACTCACGCAGCTGCCTCACCCTCTCCCTGGTCAACCCCATCACCCTGGCGATATAGGCCAGTTTCCACGGTCTGGCCCCAATAAATCCAAAATTGAACCGTATGACCGTGGCCTGACGCCTGTCTTTGATACTCGCCAGCATCTCGCGTACATCTATTTTCTCCTGCGGCTCAATCCCAAGCAGCCTTTCGTCTATCAGGTCAATGTTGCACTGATGCCGCAGTCGGAACTTTTCTTCCCTGGTCTGCGCGTCATATGCGGCCTGCGCGGCACGCAGGGGCGAGGCACCCTCTCTATGCGCATTGGCCTCAACTTGCCGTATTTTCTTGGTTCGCAGTGCGACATGGGCAGGTATCGCATGGGTTTCCGAGATCGTGTCACCAAAGGATTTGAGTATCCAGTGGCGTGCATACGTGGTGAAATTCCAAGGCGTGTCCAGGTCGAACTTGTCAATCGCAGTCATCAGGTTGAGCGCTGCATTTTGATACGCATCATCGAACTCTTTCAGCACCACATCGCGTTCGCTTACCATTTTTACGACAAGCGCCATTGTCATCCGCACCAGCTGGTCGCGTGCCTGCTGGTCCTGCTCATCCTGCCAGCGTCTGATCAGTTCTCGCTGCTCTTTTGCTGGCAGGATAGGCTCAAGTGCGTTCACAGAATTTCACCATATCGGGTTTCCAATCCATGATCATTGTGCCAAGCGGTCCATTGCGGTTCTTCTTTACGATCAACTCACACTCGCCATCGACCAGATCCGAGCAATGCTCCCAGGCCCACCACACCATCGCAACGATGTCCGCATCCTGTTCGATCTGCCCTGAGTCTCTGAGGTCTGAAAGGGTGGGGCGCGACTGCTCACCCTGTCGCATCTCAATGGATCGGTTCAGCTGAGCGACAGCCAGGATGGGCACGCCGAGGTCCATTGCCAGTGCTTTCAAGGAGCGACTGATCTGCGACACCTCCTGTTCCCTATTAACAGCCGATTTAGCGGTCATCAGCTGTAGGTAGTCCACCACAATGAGGCTGAGCGGTTCAATGCGATGCAGCCGCTTGCAGCGGCTCTTCAGGGCGTGCATCGTCACGCTGCCCCGTTCATCTACGTGCAGCTGCTGCGTGCGCAGATTCGCCGCTGCCGCATCGTAAGAGTCCTGTGCTTCGGGTGGGATTCGGTGCCGTGCCAGATCGGGGATGGGTATCGCAGTCTGCTGGCACAAGGCACGCAGCACTAAACTGCGTGCGTCCATCTCCAGGCTGAAATACGCTACGGGTCCATTGTGTGCTACATGGGAGGCGATCTGCCAGGCTAAAGCACTCTTGCCTTTCGAGGGGCGTGCGGCGAGTATAACGACCTGCCCTGGCTGCAGGCCATTGCTGATTGAATCTAATTGGTTGAATCCAGTGCTGATGCCGAGCAGGCCCACGCCGCTGTTCTGGCGTGCCCAATGCTCTGTGTGAGATAGCGCCTGGCCTATGGACACCAATCCAGCATCGCCTGACCGTGCGTTACGCAGCAGCTGCTCTTCCAGATCAAAGATCAGATCGTCAGGATCGTCACTCATATCCACCGCACGATGTGACATGGATTTACCCATCTCGACCAGCCTACGCCGCTGCTGCAGGTCCAGCAGGGTCTGCGCGTGCCACGCTACGTTGTGGCTTGTGCCCATCAAAGTGAACAGCTTGGTCAGGTCTATCAGACTGATCTCAGGTGCCCTGGGGCGAACAAAGCGCAGCAGCTGCATAGGGTCCATCGCATCTGTACCCGCAGGGGCTGCAACCATCGCATCCTGCAGACCCAGCCATATTTTCTGGTTGGTAGGGGTCCAGAAGGTTTCGACCTCTATACCTTTGTCTACGCAGTCACTAATGGCTGCGCTGCGCTGCATACAGGCAGACAGCAGCGCCTGCTCTACATCGAAGTCTTCGGGTGCGTGCATAGCTGTACATTGCTCTCAGTTTTTAGGGTTGAATTGTGACAGCACTGTACAACTACTCTCCTGTGATTAGCTGACCGTATACACTCCAGGGTAATACAACCAGGGGTTCCTTGCGGTCTGACTTGACAATGAGCATATCGTTGCCCTCCAGCCAGCGTTCGATCAGGGCGAAACCACCCCCATTCTTTCGGGCCTTTACTTCGGCCTTGTACTTCTTAGCTACGATTACATCGCCTGTGTAGCTACCGCCAGCCGCCCCTGACAAGGGCACACGCTCAGCCTCTACGCCCATCGCTTGGTGCAGCGCTACGATCTCACGCTCTACACGGGCACCCTTGTTGCGGGACCTGCGGCCTGGGGAGGGGATGCTAGAAAGGGGCATCTATTTCCTCCTGTGCCTTTTCGGCACGCGACTTGGGTTCAGTGACCACTTCGTCCATCAGGGTCACGTTATTCGCCTTGATCACCGTTTTGTAGCGTTTAAGCCCCGTGGTCTTATCGGTCCAGGAGTCAGTCTCAATGGCCCCATCTATCTGCACGACATCCCCCTCTTTGCTGTGCTGGACCACTTTAGCCATTGGTCCCCATGCGGTGATGTTATGCCAGGTGGTGATCCAGTCGATTTTAGCGTTTGGGTGCGCCTTCTGCTTGGTCACCAGGGTAAAGTTTGCTACCTGCGACTTCTCTGTCTCCCGATGTACGACTTCATCTTTGATCTCTCCGAGCAATGCAACAAAATTAATACTGATCATCTAACTATCCCCTATGGATGGTGGGTTGGAGTGGGTCGTACTGGGGAGTAACGTCCTTCATTCGTGGGGTGGTTCCTCTACGACAACCGCAACGCGCCCTGCTACGATGCGCTGGCACTTATTGTTGTCAATGAGCCGCGCAACAAACCATTCTTCATCGTCAATGTCCCTGACCTGCCAATCCCAAGAGGGGTAGGGTTCACTCATCAGCTGCGTGATCTCAGGGGGTATGCTGCTTAGCCATCGTCCTCGTTCGTTCATTTCTTGTCTCTCAGGAAGCGCACCAACTCATCGTAATAGACCATCAATTTCTCTTCGCTGGCGCTTAGGAGTTCCGTAACCGAGAGGTATTTTTGTCGGGCCAAGTCTCGCGTTTCAATGCTTATCTGATCATTGGATACGAGAAGCGACTCTGTGTCCTTGATGGAGTTTATGAGGTCGCGGTGCCCCTGGCTTATATCTTCCTGGGCCTGCTTCTCAGTAGCCTCAAAGTCGATGTCCTGCTCCGACACCACTCCCGATGGCAGCGCCCAATGCGGCAGGGTAGGGGGCTGCATGATCTTTCGTTTGGCATCCAGCTGCACCCACTCGTTGGGCAGCTGGTACAGGTAGCGTGCGATGCCCCACTTCACTGCTGCACGTTTAAAGGCATCACTCAGCCCACCCTTCTCTGCTTCGACCTGGGTATCGCCAGCACCATCTGATCGGGTTTGGTTGTGGATGCTGATACAGCAGACTACGCGACCACAGACCTCCTGGTAGTGGTCCTGCCATGCACCACCACAGACCTGATCCAGCCTGTTCATAACGTCACGCGCATCGACATAGGCCAGCGCCATGCCTCGCTTGTTATCCGAGGTTGTTGATCCTACGCGCCAATGGATGGCATCCGAGGCAAAGGGTTCGGCCAGTGCAGCTAATAGCTGGGGGGTGATATGCTCTGGTGCCATGCCTCACCTCGACCACAGGGCAGGCACGATACGCGCACAGAGGTAGGCTGTTGCTATGACCACAATAAACCACTGCACGCAGGATAGGGATGACATATTACAGGGGGGTGTGTGCTTCAACGTGCTGCTCCTTTGTTAGAGTTATTTGCTCTGCCATGCGATGTATCGTATATTTTACAATATCAACATGTATTAAAGCCAGTGTAGTGATCTTGTGCAATTAGCGCAAGCGGAAACTGAGAGGTGGAAATATGATACGGCTAAGGAAGTTCCAAATTCTGGAAATCATGGATGAAAAAGGGATTGCGTCGATCAAGGATTTAGGCAGTCGCATGGATACTGAACCCACGAACATTTCATCCCTATTTAACAACAAGACGAACTTTACGCGAGATACGATAGAGCGCCTGATCTCTGCGCTGGACTGCGATATTTCGGATGTATTGGAATTAAGGGTTGACCAGGAACCCGAAGAAGCGTAGTATTGGAGTGTAAAGATTAAAGGGTGCCCCTGAGCAGCTTCGGTTGCCAGGGGCTTTTTTATTTTTGAAATTAAACCCTTAATCAACTCAGTTTCCTTTTAAAAAGCGTGTGATTCTCTTTTTTGGAATCCCACGCTTAATCAACTCAAATTTGAAATTGACGCTCTAATCAACTCAATTTTACTAGTACGCCAGCGGCGAGGTGGGGCGCTTTTTCGCCAGTTTAATCGCGCCTGATTAAGCTGGCTTAATGGCGATTTATTAAGCTAATGAATGGGCAGTATGTTGTCAATGGAGAGCGCAAAGAAAATATATAGAATTGCATAATAGCGCTTGTTATAGGATAGGATCGGATCTATATTAGGTATTGATAATTGGATCTGCCAGTTATCAACCCTTTAATCCTTTACTATAGGAGATATCAATAATGGTATCTATCTCACCTGCGCCAAGTAATGGCGCAACAACAAAGCAGCACATAATGGCAGCAGCTGCGCAATGGTCTAGCAGACCAGCAGAGGAAAGATTTAAAAGCCTGGCTGATATGCAGGTAAATCTACAGGCGCGAAAAGAGCGCAGCAGTGAAACAGGAGCGTTGCCTATCCCCACTATGCGAGTTATGACTGCAGGCGATAATCTGGCGCTTGCTAATGATAGGGGCGCTGCAATTCTAAATAATTACACTCTAGGCCAGCTGGCCCAGGGTATCGGCGCTCCTGCTGGGTACCTGCGTACCCTGCCAGCTAAGCTAGCAGCTGAATGTCTTAATACTGGTCTGCCAAAATATCCTGATAAAAGCAGGAACCTGCTTATTGAAGAAACAGACCAGGGTAATATGTGCAAGGCGATAACTTCAGACCAATACAGCCGATATTGGGATTGTGATGTTGTGTCGGATCTACTCAATACGCTGGACATAGATGGCTGGAGAGTTCCACCTGCCAGACCGTACCCTGGCTGCCCTGCTGAGGATATGTGGCAGGCAACAGCTGAGGATATACTGCCAGGTGATGCAGGCAATTTGTCAATTAGGATAGGCGATACCTGCGGCCCTGCTGGTCTGTATGGTAGTGATAGGGATATGTTCGCCTTGCTGGTCAACCAGGAGCGCTCTATTGATACGCCTAGTGGCGCAATGTATAGGGCGCTTATCCTGCGGAATAGTGAGGTGGGCGCTGCGTCCTACAATGTCGAGTGTATCCTTTACTCTATGGTCTGTGGCAATCATATCCTATGGTCTGCTGAGTCTATCGCTAATATTCGCCTAGTGCATAGGGGCAGCGCTAACAGTACGCGCCTGAATGGTCGCGCTTTCCTGGCTGGCACAATCGCAGCAGCTGAGCAAGCAAGCGCAGACAATGATCAGCAGCTGATCAATAAAGCAGCCGATACCAAATTGGACATTAACCAGGTTACCAGCGCAACTGGCCTACCTAAAGCAGTAGTTCAGGCAGGGCAGGTTATGCAGGAGCAATTTCCCCAGGACCACGGAGGCAGGCAGGGCACAACCTGGGGCTGGGTACAAGGTCTGACTAGAGCTAGTCAGCAGAGTAAGTATATGTCAGATAGGACAGCTATTGATACAGCAGCTGCAAAGCTACTGACCAAATTAGATGCAGCCTAAACACACAGCAGCTGCAGTAATTAGCGCCCCAGGGATTAACCTGGGGCGCTTTTTTATTGCCTTTTCACTAAGAGATAATAAACAATGAACAGCTTAAAAATATATGAGGATCAGCAGCGCAATATATACGCTGCGCTCTATTGTTTAGAGCGCAGCAGCAGCAATTCGAAAACAGGCGATATGGTACAACTAGCCATACTGCCTATTGATAATAAACCAACAGAAGCGCTTAAAACCAGGCAGCTGCCTAATTGCAGCAGCTGCGCAATGATAACCAGCTGCTATGTCAATACTGTGAGCCTAAACGCAGTATATGACCAGACAGTTGACCAGGCAGTAAGCGCAGTACCTGCGCAGCTGAGAGCGCCTATAAGGCTAGGCAGCTGGGGTGATCCTGGCCTATTGCCTTTATCGCTCCTGCAGCAGCTGATAAAGGCAGCAGGCAGTCATACAGGTTATACGCATTTGTGGCAGGATATAGCGCCAAGCTATAGCACTGTGTTAATGGCCAGTATAGACCATTTAACAGCTAAAAGGCAGGGGTTGACAGTAGACCAGCTAAAGCGCCTAGCCTGGGGCGCAGGATATCGAACGTATACGATACTGCAGCCAGGAGAGCAGGAGAGCAGCCAGGAACGCAGCTGCCTGTATATCACAAACAACACACAGTGCAGGTACTGCAAGCTGTGCAATGGCGCAGGCAGCAAGCGCTCTATAACTGCG